GTGTACAAAGGGTACTGCTTCCGGAGTCGCCTCGAAGCACGGTGGGCCGTGTTCTTCGACGCACTCGGCATCAAGTATTACTACGAGTACGAGGGGTTTGATCTGGGAGATACTGGATGGTATCTGCCAGATTTCTGGCTCCCGGAACTCAAAACCTGGATTGAGATCAAAGGCAACCCGAATGAGTACGGATCTGCGTTGGATAAGGCGAGAGCACTGTCCATAATGACCGGGCTCCCTGTCGGGGTGTTCGAGGGTCTACCAGGTGAAAACGCGGGGGCATTTTTCCTATATGATGCTACCGATTCGACGGGGGGACATTCAGGATCTCCATTTTATGGAGCGTTTGAGGCCCACTTATATTGGGATTTTGACGACGATGAGGCCCCTCCGGGAATTGTACTAGCGGGACACCGCTCCGACCGCGTATTCCTCACAGGGCAGTGGGAAGAATTGCCCCGGTTCAGAAATGACAGCACCTGCGATGAGACCGACTTGTTGGAGTATTGCCGGCTTGTCACTCACCACGAAATTAATGCCGCCAAGTCTGCCCGGTTCGAGCACGGGGCACGCGGGGTGGTTGTATGAGGTGTCTATGGTTCCTCGTCGGGTTCCTCACCGGCGTCGTGTCGACCGGGCTCGGCTTCCTCTGGATGATGGCACGGGCGGTGGTCGCGTGACGGACTGGTGGCGCAAAGCATGCCAGAGGCGATAATCAGTGACCTCAACTGATCAGGGTTTGGCAGCGTTCGGCGTCCAGCCATCAGAGGGCCTGGGATACCTCCTCGACGTCGAGAGAGGTATCATCATCGCAGAAGGGCTGATACCGGCCGTAAACGCGAAAATGAAGGAATGGGAAGAGGTCGCCCCCGGCCGGTTCCGTATGGCAACGGGCGACGAACTGGACTCTCGCGTCATCTACGGGTGGGAGCAGTTCAAGGTTCACAACCCGGGATTCTGGGTGATTCGATGACAGCCCATGAACCGATGACCTGGTATATGGGTAAGATGCGACCTCGGGCGGAAGTCGAGCGCCTCCAGGCCGAGGAGGCGGCCGCCGCTCCTCCAGCCCCGGAACCCGATAGCCCGTCTACAGATGTATCGCTGATCCCGGAACAGCTCCGCGAGTGCCGGTTCATTATGGTCAAGGCCCGGGACAAGCCGGCGATCGAGAAAGGCTGGCAGACGATGGCGAACTATACGTATGACGACCCGCGACTCCTGCAGCATATCGAGCGCGGCGGGAACTACGGGGTGATGCCGGCGGGGGGAGTCTGTATCCTCGACGCAGACAAGACCGACCGGCTCATGGAGATGGGCGTGCTTGACCGGCTCCTCGATACGTTCGTTGTCAAGACGGGGCGCACTGCCGGATACGGCTCGCATTTCTACATCAAGTGTCCGGACGCCCCGGCGGAGAAGTTTGTGCTGCGGGACCCGGAGACCCGGGAGGACCTCGGCGACCTGCGGGGGAGCGGTCACCCGTCGTTCTGCGTGGGGCCGGGCTGCACTCATCCGTCCGGCGGGCGCTACGAGGTCGTGAACGATGCGCCGCTGCTGGAGATCTCGTGGGCGGAGCTGAAGGCCCTGGTCGTCGACCCGTGCACTCCCCCACAGCGGGAGATCCATGTACCCCGCATCCCCCGGACGCCCCGGAGTATCACGATCTCGGACGCGCTCGACCTGCGGGTGACGGACTTCTTGATGCCCCTGAACCCGACCGTCCGAGATACTGGGGAGATCGAAGGGGTGCACCCTATACACGGCTCCGAGACGGGCACGAACCTGACGATATCGGCCGATAATCAAGAGTGGTGGTGTCGCCGGCACGAGACGGGGGGCGGTCCGTTGGAGGCGCTCGCGGTCGCCGAGAAGATCATCGATTGCGCGGATGCCCGGCCTGGGTGCCTGCAGGGTCACTGGGCCGAGGTCTTCGAGGCCCTGAAGGCTCACGGGTATGCGGAGCAGCTGAAAGAGTGGGAGTGGGAGACGGGGAAGCGTGAGGTCTCAGTCTCGACTGACGACGAGGTGCCGGGCGAGACGCAGATGGTCGAGGTCCTCCGCCCGACGATCGTCTTGACTGGTCGGCACATGCACGAGGTGACGGAGGACGCGATCCGGGCGATCAGTGAGGCGAACGATCCGCCGATATTATTTCACCGGGCCGGCGCACCTGTGCGGGTCTGCCGGGACGAGCAGGACCGGGCAAAGATCCAGTCGCTCACCGAGCACGCGCTCCGCGGGGTTATGGACCGGGTTGCGGTCTGGCTCTCGATCAAGATGATGAAAGAAGGGGGATTTAAAGAGATCCCGGAGTATCCTCCGATCTCGATTGTCCGCGATATCCTCGGTCAACCTTCCGATGAATGGCGGCTCCCTCCCCTTGTCGGGATTGCGACGTCTCCGATCTTGCACCTGGACGGCACGATCCACGCGACCGTAGGGTACGACGAGGCGACGCGGATGTACCTCATGCCGGAGCCCGGGTTCATGCTCGCCCCGGTGCCCGACGATCCGACACACGATGAGGTTGAGGCCGCGAAGGACTTGATTCTGGAGATCTTCTGGGACTTTCCGTTCGTGGATGAGGCCAGCCGGTGGAACGCGGTCGGGGCATTCTTGACCGGGGTGTTCCGTCCGATCATCGACGGCCCGTGCCCGTGCTGGCTCCTGACGAAACCGCAGGCAGGGTCGGGCGCGTCACTGATGCAGAACGCGGTGTATATGGCGATCACGGGGGTGACTCCGCCGGCGAGCGTGACCCCGAAGACGAAGGAGGAGTGGAGTAAGCGGATCATGTCAATCCTGCGCGGCGGGTCGCCCCTCCATATCTGGGATAACCTCGAAGGAAGTCTCAAGTCGGATGTCCTGGCGTCGCTCCTGACGGCCCGGGAATGGAGCGATCGTATCCTCGGCGTCACAGAGGACGCAGCACTGCCGGCCCGGACCGTCTGGTTCGGCAACGGGAACAATGTGCAGATCGGGGGGGACCTCGCTCGCCGGGTGATCCTCTCACGCATCGACGCCGAGGTGGCTATGCCGTGGCTCCGGGAGGACTTCCGACACCCGGACCTGATACTGTGGGTCCGGGAGAACCGGGGTCGCCTGATCGCCGCTGCGTTGACGCTCGGTCTTGCCTGGGTGAGGGCCGGGTGTCCGGAGCCGGAGAAGGTGTCTCCCCTCGGCGGGTTTGAGGGGTGGCGGCATGTCGTCGGGGGGGTCCTGGAGTATGCGGGCGCGACTGAGTTCATGGCGAACGCGATGGATGTCTTCGTCGAGGGAGACTCGGACCTCCGCCAGTGGGAGGGGTTCTTGTCTGCGGTGTTCGACGAGTTTGGCTCGAACCCATGGACGGTCTCCGACCTTAAGGTTCGGCTCGACCGGGAGGTGAAAGAGGTGACTTCGTTCCGGACCCTGATCCACGAGACGCTGCCGGACGATATCTCCGACGCCTTCGCGGACCCGCACAGGTCCTTCTCGAAGGTATGCGGCAAGGCCCTCGCGCGACAGGAGGGGAGGAGGTTCCCATCCGGGCTCATGCTCCACCGGGGGAAGACTGTGCAGCGGGCTACCCAGTGGGTGATCGTGCAGACGAAAGGCGAAGATCAGGTGCTCACAGATGGAGGTGAGGGGAAATGAAACTCACAAAAATTTTACCGGGAAACAAACTCACCAAACTCACAAACTCACTACGACGAAATAGCGACGCGGAACACACCCGAAAACAAACTCACCAAACTCACAAACTCACGGATAATTTAGACAGAAACAAACTCACCAAACTCACTCCAAAAATGAAACTCACTTATTTTTTAGCCGAGTCCCGGTGCCGGATTGAGGAGATACCTCATTATATGAGATATCTCTTTTTCTCTAGTGAGTTTGTGAGTTTAGAGTGGGTAGTAACGTGTGAAGAAAAAATAGGAGGCGCATATATACAGTACAGGAACCGCCCACGGCAAACTCACCAAACTCACAAACTCACTTTGCTGCAGGGGGCGGTCTGAGTGGTGGCCACTACTCCCGCCTCCCGCAAGGCCAAAGGCAGGCGGTTCCAGCAGGCGGTCCGGCAGGACCTGGTCGACCGCCTCGGTATCGATCCGGGCGACATCTTGTCGACGGCGATGGGGCAGTCCGGCTGTGATCTCTACCTCTCGCCGGCGGCCCGGGCTCTCTTCCCATATGGGGTCGAGTGCAAACATCAGGAAGCGATCGCGCTCCCGGCGTGGTGGCGACAATGCACCGCGAACGCCGAGAAGGAAGGGTTAACTCCACTCCT